CCTTTACGATACTGTCCACTTTCTAATTCACCTGAAATGTTTGTTTCTGTAAATACAGCGTCTTCCATAGCTATAGCTGACATAATATTTATTTTTGCCATCATAGCCATTAAACCTACTGTGTGGTCGTATTGACCTTTAAGTTCATCAAAACTAAATCTTTTCATAAACACAAAAGGAACTGTGCTTAATGCATTAGGTATGTAATCAAACAGTTGTCTTGTTTCAGGATAAACTATATAAGTACCTGTAATGTCATAATATTCAATAACATCAACACCTTGACCTGTATTGTCTTCCCAATCTGCTGATTGAGTATTACCTCTGTCATATCCTATAAGAGATGTATTTGTATTACCTACACCTGATTTTTTCTTTTCATTAGGTTTTAATATAACATTTTGATACTCAGGATATATTTGAGCAAGTTTCCATCTAGGTACACTTCTTAATACAGCTAACTCTTGTGGTTGTTGGTCTGCACCAAAGTTTCCAGGAAATGTATCATATGGGTCACGAAGTTCAGCAGTAGGATATATAAAACCATTTTTATCCATCTTGCTAGTAATAACCCAAGCACAATATCCATAACCAGGTAGCCATCTAGCAGCTTGTGCTAATTGTAAATTTAATCTTTGTTTTTCATCATAAGATGAAACAATACGTTCTAATTTTTCTGCACGTATTCTTGCACGGTCACTTGAATTATTATTCATTACATCAACACGTACTTGTGGTATGCCTGATATTTTTTGTGCAAGTCTATCTATACCTGATTGTAAAAGGTTTGGAGCAGGTAATAAATCTGCATCTGCAGTATCCATTGTATTGCCTAATAAAGCACGTATACCATCAGAACCACCATTTAAGATAGCTTTAATTCTATATTTATTTATTTGTCTAGTATCACTAGGAGAACCTGCAACTAATTCTTGTGCTGCATCAATTACTTCTTGTGCTGACTTTTGATTTAAATCTATTGCCATGGTGCGTTATTCATCTCTGTTATATTATAACCACTAAAACTTGGATTGTATTCCATTCCTACCTCTGCTAAGTGTTCTTTTTGAACACGTCTAAATACCTTCATAGGAAACCAACCTGCCATAACTATATCAGTTTTATGCTTGTTTCTACTAGAAACAGGTTTACCATCAAAGTACACTAATTGTCTTTTATAACTATCTATTTTAGCTTGACTTTCCGAATTGCCATAGGGTAAATGAATTTTATTTGCTTCAAATAATTCTGCCATTGCACCTACACCATATAGTGGGTCATGTTTATTTTTGCCTGTAAGATGTCCTTGTAACAATATTCCTGTTCTTAATACAAATTCTTTTATATTGTTATCTTGTCTTATAGCAGTTTGAAATCCATTTTCTTCTATTATCCAATGTGATAAATCATACTTATGAAACCAATCACTAATAATTTGATTAGCAGCTTTAACACCACCACCTTGTTGATTGTCTATGTCTATAAGATAAAGTTCTGAGTTATAAGTATCTATTCCCCACAATACAGCAGCTTGATAGCCTGATGATGAAGGGTCAAGTCCTGCAACAAGTTGTAATTGTTTTGGAATATCTCCAACTATTAATTCATTACGTTTACAACTATCAACAGCATCAGGATTAAAAATTTGTGTTCCTTGTACATAGGCTTGATTAAAATAAACCATTTCAAATATTTGTCTACCACCTGTAGTTTCAGCAGCTTTCATTCTTGACATCAACCATTTATGTGAACGTTTACTAGACCACAACATACAATCTATATGCATTTCATTTGAGGCTTCAGGTAAATCACATTCTAAATCATGTGCTGTTTCTACAATAGCTTGATACTCATCATTGTTAAGTAGATGATGATATAAGTCATCAGGGTGCTGTCTTGAACCAATTACTACTACAGCAGTATGTTCCTCTTTACGAGATGACAAAGTAGTTGTCCACCATTGTCTTGTGTTTTCTCTTGCACCAGGTTGCATAGTTGTTTGATGGTCTTCAATGTCGTCAGCAATAATAATATCGCAGTCACGAGATAATATCTTTCCACCCTTACCTACAGCAACCATAGTAGGTGATTTAATACCAGGTACAGTTCTAGTTCCTACAGTAAATTGATTTGATGCCCACATCTTACCTGAACGATTATCAGGTTTAAAATTTTTACCAGGTTCACAAAAATCTTGTTGTAATCTTTCATTACTTTCTAGTTGGTCAAGAACAGCAGACACAGCATTCTTAGCAATATCTTCGTTACCACCTACCCACATAATTCTTGTATTAGGGTTTTTACATATTTGATATACAGCAAAGTGTATTAACAATTCTGTTTTACCGTGTCTAGGGGGTGATAGTATTAATAGTTCCTCACCATGTTCTATAGAATGTAAAATTTTATTTATCCAGTTTTCATGAAAGTTAGCAGTTTCATACTTCTCTCCTGTTTCAGTAGCAAAGTATTTGTTTCTAAATGCAGAGAAATTTTCTAGTGCTGCTTGTGCATCAGTAGATACTTGCCAACCTTCTGCATCTAATTTGTTTTGTAAATCTATTTGGTAAGCAGCGTTCATTTTAGATATAGTTGCTATTGGGCAATCAATAACTTCTGCTGCCTTAGTAGCTGTTAACTCACTATTCATAACTTTATCTGCTAAACCACTATCTACATACTCTTGATAATGTTTACCTTTCATAGGTGTTAACGCTGAGTACTTAGAATTAATAGGTTTATCTTGTTTTTTATTATGTCTATATTCTTTCATATACTGTCTACGTTGACATTCTGTAGAACAATACTTTGATTTATTAGCTGTTAATCTTTTTCTACAGTTAGTAGCGTGGCATATCTTCTTAGACATATTTTCCTATCTTTTTTGTAAAGATTTGTGTAATGATAATTATATGGTAACATACTTTAAATTACAAACATTGGGAACAAGTAATTAGTTACAAGTGAAGTAGCAATCGGGGTGCTGAAAGCTAGGGATACGTAGAAGTATATAGCAGTAACACAAACCTAGTACTCAAGGATTAACCAAAAGTTCCAATCATAATTCTTTCTCCCTTACTAGCCCGCTATGTCTGAGAAGGCAAAACTCCTTATAATTACTGTCTTCTTACCTTTACAATGTTTTACTAGAATATTTTTTAGTACTTACATATATACAGGTGGGGGTACGCACATTAAGACCTGTAGGTCAAACGCATGTGTGTAATACGTATGCAGGTAATGTACGTAGGCATAATGTATAGGCATGTATGTCATGTGCTTGTGTACATAATCATGTGTGCCTAGATATAGGGGTATGCAAGTTAAACACCACTATATGTAGTGGTATTAAGTTCTTTGAAAGTATCTGAAACTCTTAGACTATTCTTATAGAATAGAAAGTAGACCGATACACCATATATTGTGGTTTCCCAATGAGCCACTAGATGTAGTGGTTATTGCCGAGAGGTAATAGTATTTAACCCCTTACTTTAGTAAGGGGATTAAATACATTAATCCGTGTGAGAAAGGTTGAGAAAATGACTTTAGGCTACAAAGACCCAATGAACTCATGTATATGTGCAGGCTATCAAGGTTTCGCGTGTATATATTGCGAGGTAGAGGTTGAGGTGGAATATGACCCTCAAGACTTTGCACGTGATAACGCTATACGCAAGAGTTGGGCTAACGACCCTAGGTTTTAGGAGGTTTTAACCCCTACTTAAGTAGGGGGTATAAAACCCCTAGAGAGATTGGAGAAAAAAATGATTGAAATTTGTCCCGAATGCGACCTACCTGCGTATCACGCAGAATGCAAACATTCGTAATGTTTGAATGCACAAAAATGTTGATAATTCTTTGTGAAGAACACGCGCAAGAGGATTGTTTGATTTGTGAAAATGATTAGGGTATTTAACCCCATACAGAGTATGGGGATTAAATCCCTATAAGAGAAAGGAGCCGAGATGAGCTTTTCTGAAGAAGAAAAGAAAAAAATTATGGAGGAAAGAGCTAAACAGTTTTTTCAAAGTAATGACAATGAAGTAAGCGACATACGTAATGACATAACTAATGTAGTAGAAACTACTATTGGTAAATGTAGTGCGAGTGAGGACATTATCCAAAATGTCTTGCTTACAATTGAAAATCATTATGGCGAAATTGATGACTAGGATATTTAACCCCTTAAGGTATTAAGGGGATTAAATACCCTATGCTGATTGAAAAAAACAAAGCATGAACTCTTACGAGTGGAGCTAAAACACGTTTCAGCAACGTGTACCTGCGTGTGCAGGTGGATATGCCTTATGTATGTGGGGTGTGTCCAAGTGTACACACATACAAGAAATGAGAAAAATAAAATGAGTAAAGTTCTGTCTAACGACACAACAGAAGTACATAACGTACGTAATGACAAAAACGAAATACTACCTAACTATTTCATAGTTAAAAACAAAGAAACTAAGGAATATTTCGTGTCTAATGCGTATGTTACAGATGTAAAAGAGTTGAATAAATCCAACACTGTTGCACCTATGAGTAAAAACTTCGCTGATGTAAGCGATATGATAAAAGAGTTATCAAAAAACCCTACTCTTACACACATAACAGCTAAAGGCTTAACTGCTATTAGGTCTGCACGTATGAAAAAGGTATGGGCAAAAAAGAAAGCTCTAGCAAACGCTTAGTGTTTATCTCGCACCTACCTGTAATGGGTGGGTGTAGGATATACATTAACTGTATATTAATACTGTAAATATCCGTTCTAAAGAAAAGGAAAGATAATGACAAAACCAAAATATTGTATTCAAGTTTTTCACGAAAAAGAATTTGATTATGGAAATTTAAGGTGGTATGAAACTAATCAAAAGTTTCTCAAAGAATTAAATAGATTAAACAAAAAGTACGGACATGAAAATGTTTTTGTACTTGAGGAGTAAAAAATATGTGTTGCATGTGTTTAGTTAAATTAGAAATACCTTACATAAAGCATAATGACTTTTGGTATTGCGATTATGAGTGCTTTAACGAGGGCGTAAAAGATGAGTTGTTTTATGCGTGGCTTGTGTTTAAAAACTGCATTGACTTGTACAATAGCGAAGAACTATTGGGTAGTCGTACGTTAGTAAGTTAATTAATTAAACGCAGAATGTTTAAGAGAGGATTGTTAAATGGTTTATATAAAAAAGAATTATTATTGTAGATGTACAGAAAAATATATGTGTACTGTTCATAGGTCAAGATATGAATACGAAATCTACAAAAGAGAAAATGGTTTGTACCCGTACGACAAGTAATTAATTAACCCCTTAATTTATTAAGGGGATTAATTAATAATTAGTTAGGAGATTTTATGAGTGTCCGTGTGAGTGGAAACGATAATGACATGTTATGCGATAATTGTAGACAAAACAATTATGCACGTGTAGGCATACATAGCAATGTCAAAAGCAGTGTACTTGTAATGGTGCAATGTTTTTCTTGTAATTATCGCACAGTTAAAAAGCAATCTAGTAAGAGGAACTTATGACAAAGCACGACAAAACTTCCCCAAGATATCACAAAGGATATAACTTTACTTTTCCAAAAGAAGAGTTTGGTTATAGAAGTGAGTTATTTGAGGAAGTAAAACGAATACATAAACGAAAAAAACGTACATACGACCTTGATAAATTCAAGAAGTCGTTGTATATAGATTAGTGTACAATGGTGTGTCATATGATGCACCACGTACACCTGAAAAAAAGAGGAGGAATAATGCCCTTAACTGAAAAACAAATACAAAAGATAAGTGATAAATGTAATCATAAAGTTGTAGCAAAGTTTGAAATTGATTTTCATTTTGATATTGGACTTTTGAACTCTCAATCAATAACTGATTTTGTGCAAATTGAATTAGAAACTGAATACACAAAAAAAGATATTGTAAAAAGTTTTTTTACAGAGCAAAACTATAAAGAACTTGTTGATTGGAAAGGTAATTATTGTGATGATTGCGAAGATGAATATTTATCAGAGGAGGAGGAGTAATGAAAGCTAAAGTAAAAACAAACCAATCTATAAAATGCGTAGACCAAAAGAAACACGCACAAGAAAATAAATATAATGGTTGGGCTAATTATGAAACATGGAATGTTTCTTTGTGGATTAATAACAATGAAAGATTGTATGATATTGCAAAAGATTGCAAAGATTATGCAGAATTTATTGCATTTACTAAGGATATAGATATAACTATGACAGGCGACAAAGTAAAGTACGATAATGAATTAGTTAATGTAGATGAAATAAACGACATGTTAAAAGAACTAAGGGAGGAATAATGTTAAGTGTACAAGGTCTTATCATTGCATTTATGGGTGGCGTAATGTTCATGGCACTTATATTTGGTGTATGGCTATACTTTATGGAAAGGCGTATTGAAAAAGAACAAGGTCTTTCAGACGAATTTATGGCGTGGGTAAAGAATTTATAATTTAACCCCTTAATTTATTAAGGGGATTAAATAATAAATAGAGAGGAGCCGTTGTGAGTTGCAATGAAGGTATTTCACGATATGCAAAAGACGTTGATAAAAAAGATGAGCTTATTACTATTGGGCATAAAAGCGTTCCCGTAATAGCTGTATCAAGAGCGTTTGGTAAAACAACAATAACGTATGGGGATACGAATAAACCAACGCAACGAGTATTTGCAGATAATGACAATGTTGTTATCAACGAAAAAGTTTATCGGAAACGCATAAAACCCAACAGGTAAAAGCTACTGCATACACGTGTACTCCCTTACACAAAAGTGTGTGCATAGCTTAGTGTCTATTGTATGTTTAACAACATGCCCTGTTTCAACGCATATAGTAGGCACTAAGGTACTAAAGCATGATTGGAGGAAAAAATATGCAAATAAAAGTAGGTACAACCTTATCTACGTTGCCAAAATCAAATCCATTTGGTAAAGGCAGACAGACTATTTTCGTAGAACGAAAATGGGATACCATGTTAAAAGAAACACCATTTATGTGGGTGTGTCTTGAAATTATGCCTAAAAATACTAACAAAAATGGTACTAGAAAAAGTAACGGCACGTTTTGGACAAGAGCCAAACAGTACAACAAACGTTATGAAGCTGACGGCTTTAAGTTTGCAGCACGTTGCGTAGGTGGAGTATATACCTTTTGGGGTAGATACGAAACAAAATAAAATTGTGGACTAGCAATAGTTCACGTAAGCTATACATAACAACGATATAAATATCCACATGTTGTGTATAGAAACGCTATCTACACAAAACTAGCAATAGTTTTGTACCATAACTCAAGCGATTGAGTTGTAGGTAGCTTGTAGCACATAAGATAGAACTAACTAACCTCTCGCTCAGACTAGTCAAAGTATGATAACGAGCCGAGGCATACACGAAGTTAGTTGTCTCAGACTTGTGTGTTACAAGCTATCTATAAGAAAGGAAAGGTGATTATATGTTACCTGACGGCATGGTTCGTAAAGAACCACCTGCGACTACACAACGTGGTGGGCGACAACCTAAAATTCTGTCACATGACAAAGTTATAGTGTTGTTAAACAATCCTAACACGTGGTATGTAATCGCTACACAAGAGAGATGGAGTAGTGGTGTTGTACAAAACATACAACATATGAAGCAACAAAACATTTCCCACTTAAAAGATAAAGGGTCTTTTGAGTGCCGACAAAGAAAAAATGAAAAAAATGGTGTGGACTTGTATTGCAGGTTTGTACCGATTGGAGAATAACAAATGAGTAAAAAACAAACATGTTGGGAATTAGCCCAACTCGTTATTGGTAAAACTGATAGAGTACTCTTATACGGACCCCCAGGGACAGGTAAGACACAATCAGCAGTGAAAGAAAACGTACCATTGAACATCAA